CGAGAGCAAGATACATGCCGACAAAGGTCTTACCTGTGCCTGCACAGCCATGCACGAAGACGTTTTTGCCGTCATCGAAGGCTGTGAATATCTTCTCTTGATTGATTGTTGCGGGGATCACTTTCTTAAGCATAGCAGATGACTTTTTTCTTCTCTTGGTTGAATTATGGTCCAAGACAACTCCTTATATTCGGTAGCTTACGCTTTGTGTTTTATACCCGAAATATTTATCAAGCTTTCTTCTTACCATTCACCTTAATGCCAGGAAGTTCGATTGTCGAGCGAGGATAATCCTTCTTGATCCTCTTCAAAACACTGCGAAAGCCATCGTCAACATGAACACCATAACCTGCATAGGATAATCTAATTCCAGTGCTAGGTAGCTGATGCATATGAGGATTTGCCTCAATGTAAGCGTCCAACTCGGAGATTGCCATTTCCTCGACACTCTCCACGTTGGTCAATGTATTACGAAAATTATAATAAGCCAAAACTTACTCCTGTGGTTCGTCGGCCTTCTTGCGGTCGTCTTCCTCAAGCCATGACGTTGGGCCACGCTCTGGAAGCAGATCAGGGAACGCCTCTTGGCACAATGAGTATGTCAAGAACGGATAGGGAATTCGCTTGTCCTTGATATGGCAAAGCAGGCGAGCGTCGTCTGGATGAACCATTTCGAGCAAGTCGATGAACAGCTTCTCACGCTTTTGCGGCAACATTGTGTTCTGGTTGGGGGAAGCACCAAAAATAAATTCCTTGAGTCTTCCAACTTCCTTCGTGAGGACGCCAAAGGCATCGTAAGGCATCGGATTTGGCGTATATGGAGGTACACCCTTTGGCAATAACCAGATATAAGCGGGATGATAAGCAAGACTGATCATGTCCCTCAGAATTGGGCTATTGTTCTTACGCAGGCTGTCGATGCGGCCCTGACGGGTGCGTATCTTTGAAGCTTCCAAGAATAACTCGGAAACGGTACTAATTTTAACATGGCTCATGTGTGTCTCCTTCGAAAACAACTTCGTTAGTAATAGGATCAATCGTGAATGGTACAACGAATGTAAGAGGTTCACGAGGCGTGTAATAGGTGACAATGTATTCCTTTGTAACGTCGTCTATATCTATGTTATAATCGACAATTGCACCCTTCTTCTGTAACTCATCCAACCATTTTGCAATCATTAGAAATCCTGTATCGAGGCAGCTAGTGTGTCCAAACCGTTAGACATCAAATAAAACAACAGCTTACCCTTTGGTTTATTTATTTGTTTCTCATATTCAGCAAGGATTTCCCACGTCACGTCACTTGGGATAAACCTTAAATCGATCAGCTTCTCATTCAATTCATAACGCTCGGGGGTCAAAGCACCAGCCTTGCCAAGAGCCTTTCTCTTGGCAGTAGCGGGTGACTGACGCTGCCCTAGGGCAATGCAATTGTCGGGGGAGTAGACATTCGGGATCGAGTCACCAACGTCGCCAATGAGAATGTGCTCAGCCAGGAAATCCTTAGGGTTCTCAGCCACTTCCCATCTCTTATCGACGGGGTTATACTGCTTGACCCAAGGATAAATCTGAAGCTGTTTCAGGTCTTTATCCCTTGAGATAATCAAGACGTTATCTTTCAAGGTCGTATCCATCTCGACCAAAGTAGCGATCACGTCATCGCCCTCGGCTCTATCAACCTCTATTACGGGATAAGGCAGATACTTCTTAATCTCTTCCCTAACAGTCTTGATGACCTTATAGACATGAGTCCAGTCAATGGCACTCGCGTCTCTATCTAGCTTTCGCTTGACCTTATAGAAGGGGAATATTTCCTTACGCCAGTAGTTCTGACCATCACATGCGATAACCATCTTGCCGTACTCGGCTCTATACCTCGTGCTATAGTTCTTCAATGAGGATAGTACAGACCAGCGGATGCGATCTTCACTAATTGGTTCTGGAAGTGAGTCTGGATCGCTTTCGTTAATCATATACTGTTGATAATGAATGTTAGCCATAGTCGCAGCAACAATAGTACCTGAGAAGTCAACTATGATCATTCTGAACCTTTCGTGGATCGTTAGGAAAGCGGAAGTCATTGTCGATACACTTACATTCAGGTGCATTGGGCTGAACACATTCAGGCACATAAGGAGTGAACCAAGCAATCAAACCGCCGTCTGCGGTCTTGACTCGGCCAGAACGAGCACACTTATCGGTGCAATCACACTTCTCACTCATGAAGAGCTTCCTGAATGCTTTTGTTGGTCTCGGAGAACGTATTGAGTATCTTGTCAGATAACTCCATCGACTCAGTGAGGTATTTTCTCGTCTCATCCCAAGCGAGGAAGAGAACAATGATAGGAAGCGGATCGATTGTGATCGTGTCCGTCTTGCCATCCCACCCTTCCAGGGCGGTTGCGATTTTGCCTAGAGCTTCAGGCAGTTCCATTCCTGTCATCTTGCTCATGCTGCTATAGGTTCTGGTGGCTCATCGTCGTCACCGTTGTCGTTCTTGGGAACGGTCGCATTGGCCTTTTTCTCTTCGAACATAGCAATGTAGACGGGATGGAAGTAGTCTTCCAGCACCTTCCACTCCACCTTCGCAAGGATACGCAAGGCAATGTCGATTGCTCTATAGGGAGTGATCTTCGTCTTCTTGTTGGTGAAGTCGATAACCACATGGCCTTCAACTGGCGTGAAGCTAAGTTTCTCGGTCATTATATATTACCTTACTTCCTTCGTATGAGAATTTGAAATCAAGAGGTTTAACATTTCCGTGTTTTCCGAGAGCATTCGTGACATCTCGTTTAGCTCCATACGATGGCGTGTAAAAGAGGAAGAAACCTCCACCGCCAGCCCCAAGAAGCTTGCCACCAAGAGCACCTGCACGAATAGCATCATCATAAATATCGTCAAGTGCATTGGTTGTAATGCCTTTAGAAATCTGCTTTTTCTCTGCCCAAGACTGATTAAAGAGGTCTCCAACTGCATCAAAGTCGCCGTCATAGATGTAACGATAGGCTTCGAAAGCTCGATCACGATTTCTTTGAACTCTAGCGAACTTAATCGGGTCATCCATTGAGGCAGATTGGTCTTTAAGGATAACATTGCCGTCTCTCTCAATTCCCGTGTAAAACATGATCAGATTGTCTTGAAGAAGCTCGACATTGCGTCCAGTAACTTCGTTCGTGCGGACGCGACCACTCTGCTCGAACTGGAAGAGGTTCATACCACCAAAAGCCGCAGCATACTGATCCTGCTTCCCAATTGGCGAACCGCAGTTTACGATTTCGATTGTGCAAGCGTCAGAAGCCAATTGTGAACTGTGGTATCCAGGCTTTGATAGAAGTGCGTTAAGGAGACCCACAGTAAATGCGGAGCTAGTGCCAAGACCACAACCATTATAGCTAACATCAGATATGGAAGCAATTTCCCAACCACTGAAGAGATTTGGGCCATAGACATAACGTAATGCCTCTCTGGTTATCAGATGCTTGACATCATCAAGGTCCGAGAACAATTCAACCTGATCAAACTTAAGGCGAATGCCAGGATTGAACGTTGGATGCACCATTACGTAAATGTATTTGTCAATGGTCACAGACAGAGCCGCACCGTCTTCCTTATGGAAAAAGGCTGGAAGGTCTGATCCTCCACTGAATAATGAGATACGTACTGGTGTCTTAGTTACAATCATTGAATGCTTATATCAGTATGGATCAACGTTGTCAAGCTTTTTCTTTTCCTTTGTCAGGAAAATGAGGAAGTCAGCGATATCGCCAAGACAAATTTCTTCAAACACACATGGTTCTTCATAGTTGAAGAAGGAAAACTTCTTCCACTTCTTGAACCACTCGATATAACCGAGACGGCTACCGTCCTTCGTGTTGCTTACTTCCCAATAATATGGGTTTAGAGCGTTCACGTGAGTGTAGTCCCTCTTATCGAAGGTAATGAACTTGCCTACGTAGACCTTATCGGTGACTCTCTGAACAGTCATAATTTACCTCTTGTTTGTGTCGATGACCCAAATCTGGTCAGTTGAAAC